GTTCACAATCATGGACGCAGACTTATCGAACCAGACGCGGAGCGCGTCCTCATCTACCGTCTTGCCTAATTCGCTTGCTAGTGCTGAATTGCTGAAATCTATTGCTTTAAGTTCCTTACTCATCTTTAATCTCCTTGCTCAGTAGTGGGCTAATTCCCACTAAGAGCATCTTCCCATACTCCCCCCTCAATGTCAAAACACCGCGCAGGTGTTCGGAATCCGAACAGTTACACGCTCACACGCTCAACCCGTAGGCGGATAGCCACGCCCAACACAAACCAAAATAAAAAACGCGCCTACGCGGCGGGCGCGCCTACGCGGCGGGCGAAATGCGCGAGCCGGAAGCGTAGAGACACGCGCTGAGCGCAGATAAAAGCAAAGCCAATGGTGCGCACGGCGCACTCTTATTGGCCTAAAGCCTTCGAGTCGGCGGGGCCGACCCCAGTGCTTTAACCGACCCCAGGTCGGTATTTACACTATCCAGAAATAATATTTTTACAGTATTTGCCCCCATAATGTCCTATTTGCCCCTATAATATTCCATCATATATAACAATCTTGTTATAAATAAAAATAAATGATTTTAAAGCGTTCGGATTGTCCTTTTGAACGGGTTAGTATATATAGAGAAGAAAATAATGCGGATAAACGAGCGACTAGCATGAGCGAGTTTATCGGGCTGTGAGGGGCTGGCTTATTGCCAGCCACGAACCCAGTTAACGGGGGGGTAGCGAGGCGCTCTTATGGAGCGCCGAGCGATAAGGGGGGTAAATATAACTCCTAATATGATGGATTTAATGGGGGTGTTTTATCATGGTTGCCAAAGAAGGTAGCGGGCATCATAACGTAGTTAAACTGCAAGAAGCCAAGGCTAAAGTATTAGCATTTATACGACAAGGATTAGACCTGCCAGATTCTTTGGCTAGGGCAGAACGTAAGCCAGATGTAATGAAGGTCTGGCGCAAAGACCCAGCCTTTATGAGAGAGTTAGAAAAGGCTCGGGCAGAAGGGGAACGTACCCTTAGTATAGTTTCAGGTGATGCCAAGTTTAAGATAGGCTTTGAGGAGTTCTCAAAAGAGTTCTTAGACTCGCCCATCTTCCCTCACCACAAGAGTTGGATTGACATCCTTGAAGGACGAGAACCGTCCTACCTGCATGACTCCATGACTTATGACTCAGCCTCCAAAAAACGATTATTGATTAACGTACCTCCTGAGCACGCCAAGTCCACCGTTATCTCTGTGAACTATTGCGTCTATCGGATTGCTATGGACCCTAACATTAAGATTACCATTGTCTCCAAGACTCAGGAACGCGCCAAAGAATATCTCTACTCCATCAAGCAAAGACTTAGCCACGAACGTTGGGCTAAACTTCAAGCCGTCTATGGCTCGGCTGGTGGTTGGAAAGAGGACGCTGATACCTGGAAGGCTGACCGAATATACCTTAGCCGAGATTCTACGGAGAAGGACCCGACAGTTCAAGCCTTGGGTATCGGCGGGCAAATCACAGGAGCACGTTCTAACCTGATTATCCTTGATGACGTGGTAACCACTTCCAACGCTCATGAGTGGGAGAAGCAACTTACCTGGCTACAGCGAGATGTAGTAACTCGTTTAGGCGATAACGGTAAACTGCTTGTTGTTGGAACTCGTATTGCTAGCAATGACCTTTATCGAGAGATTCGTTCTGCTGAGCATTGGGTGGGTGGCAAATCTCCATTTACTTACCTGGCTATGCCAGCGGTACTAGAATTTAATGATGACCCAGAAGACTGGGTTACTCTTTGGCCTAAGTCACAACTTCCATGGGAAGGCTCAGATGAAAACATCCTTCCAGATGAAAACGGTCTGTATCCTAAATGGAATGGGCCCGCACTCTTTAGGAGAAGAAGTGAAGTTAGCGCTTCTGCTTGGGCACTCGTTTACCAGCAACAAGACATTCAAGAAGATTCTATTTTTTCCCCTGTCTGTGTACAAGGTTCAGTATTCGGGATGCGCAAGCGCGGACCTTTAAAACCTGGTTCTGCTGGACATCCTAAAGAACATGGCGCTTGGTATACCATCATGGGTCTAGACCCAGCCATGGCTGGTAATACCGCAGCAGTGATTATGACTGTTGATAGGCAAACCCGCAAGCGGTATATTTTAGATGTAGAGAATATGCGTGACCCGTCCCCTCAGAAGATTCAACATCTGATTGAAGACTGGGTTGGCAAGTACCAACCACAAGAGTTACGTATTGAGACTAATGCTCATCAGAAGGCTTACGCCTTAGATGACGAACTGCGCTCATACCTTGCCAATGCTGGAGTTAAGTTCTCTAGTCAGTTTACTGGCAAGAATAAATGGGACACTTCTTTCGGCGTGGCTGCTATGTCTGGTCTTTTTGGGACTATGCGTAACAATGCTCATCAGAAAGATAACCTGATGGAACTTCCTTCTCAAGAAGGTTCCGAAGGTGTCAAGTCATTGATTCAACAATTGATTACTTGGAAGCCTGACACTAAAGGCAAGACTGACTGTGTGATGGCGTTATGGTTTTGTGAACTACGCGCTAAAGAAATTATTGGCAATGCAAGTATTAATCAGTCTCATTTAAATAATAAATGGGCAACCCGTAGGCAAATGGAGAGTCGTTACACAATGAATGTGAATGACTACGAGTTTGCTGATTATGTAGTATACAAAGGATAAGACCATGGCAAGTAAATCAGTTAAAGTTGTACCTGCTAATCCAGCACGTTTTATAAAGAATATGAATACAACAACAGCCACACAACGTGCAAAATCTGGTGCAGAGGCTAACTTAAAAGGTTATTTTATTAGTGAACAAAATGCTGCTGATAAATATACAGGGAATTCTAATAGTAAAACTATTAAAATTAACTCATCCAATGTAACTCCTCAAGGCACACAACCTGCTCTTAGAATTCGTCGCGTTGGTGGCATCACTGGTGCTGGTGGGCTTAATGTCAACCATTTTAATAAATAGTTTTTCCCTTTAATCGTTAGGACAACATGGCAAACATTGATAGTATTGCAAGGCGTGTAGAGAACCTTAAGGTTCGCCACGCTGCTCGCGATGCCCGAATGCAGGATGTTATGTCTGTCCGCAAGGGCAATATGACTCAACTATTCCCTGATATGTTTCCAGAGGGAATGCGTCATCCAATGATTGCTAACTTTGTTGATGTTGCTGCGCGCGACTTGGCTGAAGTACTTGCACCCCTTCCTTCATTTAACTGTTCTGCTACTAACGTAACCTCTGATAGAGGTCGCACCTTTGCTGACAAGCGTGGCATGATAGCCAACAACTATGTCTATCAATCACGGCTACAGTCACAGATGTACTGGGGAGCAGACTGGTATTTTTCCTATGGATTTTTGCCTATCCATGTAGAACCTGACTTTGAAGACCATATGCCACGTATTCGTGTAGAAGACCCTATGGGAGCATATCCAGAATTTGATAGATTTGGACGATGTATAGCATATGCTAAACGTTACGTCAAAACTATTGGTGAACTAGCCAACGAGTATCCAGAATTTGCTGGCATTATTCTTGGCGAAATGGGATACAACCAAAATACTAACTCACCTATTGAACTTATCCGTTACATGGATAAAGATGTTACAGTATTTTATATTCCATCACGCAAAAATCTTATCTTAAATGAGGCAAGAAACCTTACTGGCAAGATGACAGTGCATATTGCCAGGCGCCCTGCAATTGATGATGACTCACGTGGACAGTTTGATGATGTTATCTATGTTCAACTCGCGCGTGCACGATTTGCTAACCTTGCTATGGAGGCTGCTGAGAAATCAGTACAAGCCCCACTCGTAGTACCACAAGACGTTATCGACCTACCTATGGGTCCAGACGCAGTTATTCGTACATCTCAACCGCAAGCAGTTGGGCGCGTACGACTAGATGTTCCAGCCGCTGCCTTCCAAGAACAATCAGCACTCCAATCTGAAATGAGACTTGGTGCTAGGTACCCCGAGGGTAGGACTGGAACCATTGACGCTAGTATTATTACTGGTCAAGGAGTTCAAGCACTCCTGGGAGCATTCGATTCCCAAATCAAGGCTGGACAAACAATCCTTGCTGAAACGTTAGAAGATGTTATCAAGATTGCCTTTTGCATGGATGAGTTACTGTTTAATGAAGAGAAAAATGTTCGCGGAGTTGCTCAAGGCACACCATACGAACTTAAGTATCTTCCAAGCAAGGATATTAAGGGTGACTACTCTGTAGAAGTACGTTATGGATTGATGGCAGGACTTGACCCATCTCGTGCACTTATCTTTTCACTACAAGCACTTGGTGCTGACTTAGTATCTAAAGACTTTATCCGTCGTGAACTTCCATGGAGCGTTAACGTAACCCTAGAAGAACAACGCATTGAAGTTGAAAAGATGCGCGATAATCTTAGTGCTGCAATTACAGCAAGCGCACAAGCAATTCCTGCAATGGTTGGACAAGGTGCTGACCCAACTAAACTTATTCAAAATATTGCCGATGTTATTGAACGTCGCCGCAAAGGGGAAAGCATAGAGGCTGCTGCGTTGGCAGTGTTTAAGGTGGAAACACCTCAGCAACCAACTCAGCCCGAGATGGCTCCACCAGGTCCACAGGGCCCAGTTGAACAAGCGCCCACGTCCCCAGCCGTTCCTGGACAACCCTCTGGTGGGGCCACTCAACAACCCGCACAAGGTCCACCGCAAGATTTACAAAGTATATTAGCAGGCTTAGGAGGATAATGTGGCTACTCGTAAAAAGAAAAACGAGATAGTAGATACCACTAATTCCTATAATAAATTAGAAGTCTATTGTATATGGCTTAATGAATACTTTACAACATTGGTACGTTGTGGTTTTAAAGAAGATGTTGCTATGGCAATTATGATGGATAAAAGTTCTTATCCTGATTGGATATCATTTAAGTTACCAAGCGAAACAGATATTGCACACTACATGGACGAAGATGAGGATTAAAAATGGTTAGAGAAGTAGTTTCAGGAGTAAGTGCTAATGCTAACCGTACCGATAAAAATTTAACTGCACGCACACAAAAAGTTATGAACTATGCAAAGATTCAAAATGCATCTGGTGGTACATATGGTTCTCGTCAGGCGTTACAAGGACTAGCACAAGGTGCACCAACTGCTCCTGTTGGTGGTCCTGCTATGGCATTAGGTGCTGGTGGAGACCAAGGTTCAACACAAACTCCACGTCCTGTTGGTCCACCAAGTGATATATTTGCACCCACTACTCATGGACTCCCTTTATCACATGGTGGTCCAGGTGGTCCTGGACAAAATGGCACTAATCAGATTCCTGTAGATGCTCCAGACCAAGGTTCTATTCTTGCGCGAGCAATGCTTGCTGCTAATCCGCAATCACGTATGTTATTTTCAATAGTTGAAGCATACAACGAATTGCGTGCTTAATGGGAATTCCATCATTAACACCTGACGAACAAAAAGCCTTATATACTCATGGTCAAGAATATATGCAAGGACTTGTTAACGCAAAAATTCCTACTTTAACTCCTGATAAATTTAATAATTTTAATGCCATAGCAAAAAAATATCCTAATATAAGTAAAGATTTAATTATGGGAATGGTTGAACAAGGAATTCCTGCAGATACTCCTGGTATTGACAAGATAGTTTCACTAGATGGAATTGCTCAACTTAAGAATGATGCTACTAACTTAGCAAAAATTGACAGTACGATGAAATCAAATCGTGGAGTAGTTGGACTTGTTGGAGATACTGTTAACAAAGGACTGTATGCTCCCATTAAAGGTGCACTAAGAATAGGATTTGCTGCACTTCGTGCGCCATATGATTATTCAACAACTATGGTTCGTGATGCTTACTCAATATTTAAAGATCAACCAGGTGCTACAACAAATGCTATTAAAGACCTTGCTACTTTTGGTGGAACTAATACACAATTAGGTTCTTTAATAGCAAACCATAATAGCGGTACTGGCTCTGGATTCTTTATTACTCCAGAAACAAAAGTTATGAAAGACCAAGCAAAGGCTATGGCTGCCTATGGTACTGTAAGTGGTAAATCATTTACTATTGGACGATGGGCCGCTAATGGAATTGGCGTAACTCCAGATACTACTGCATATAAAATTATGTCTGGATTGCTAGATGCATCACTTAATATTGCCACAGACCCTAGCACTTGGTTTGGGCCAGGCGCTGTTGGTAAGATTTTAACAGAAGGTCGAAAGGTTTCTAAACTTAAAGAAGGAGTTGCTCCCCTTACAAAGGCTGCAAATCAAGCAGCACATGATGCAAAAATTGCTGCTGTTGAAGCAGATACTAAAGAACTTCAAAAACAAGCAAAGGCTGAATTAGCAAAAAATCATAAGCGTATGGACGGAAGTTTGCATAAAGCAGAACTTGATATTAATACTTTAGAGCAAGAAAAAACTAAAGTAATGGCTGGAACCGCTAAGATGATTTTAAATACAACTAAAGATGTTTCTACTTTTTCTGATGATTCACAAGCCGCTAAAACACTTTCTCCTAAATCTGTTACACAGTGGTTTACAACTCACCCAAAACTTGAATCTGGTGAATTAACTACTGGTGTTAATCGTCTTAGTGCTGATATGCAAAATACTGGTGGGTTTTTTGGTGGATTCATTTTAACAGATGAACTTCCACAGGCTGGTAAAATTTCAGTTGGTGCACATGGTGCAGATGAGTATGTTATTACAGCCGTTGATTCAAAGAAGTTAAATATTCTTGATTTAGCAGATGATTTTAAAAAAGCAACACCTAAACAAGTTGAAATAGAATCAGCAAAACGCGCTAAGTTAACTGATAAATTAGATCAAATGGGTTCTGAATCAGGAAATGCATCTGAAATGCAAATTTTCCATGATTTATCTACAAGCATTAAACAACAGTCAGCAAATCTTGAAGGATTTCATGGCTCTTTATTTAGCATTCAAGATGAACTTGTACAAGGTGAAAGCCTAGGTTCTCTTATTGGAAAAGTTGCAGTAAATAAAAATCCTGCTGCAATGCAAAAACTATTTGATGCTGTTAATGATATTTGGAAAGTAGATGGATTTAGCAACATTCGTTCTATCTATGGAGAACTTGGTGGTTTTGCAATTACCAATAGCAAGCGCATTGCCGCTTCTACTGCAGAAGTATCAACTGCTGCTGCTGAAATTACAACATCAAGTCCTTTAAATGATACAGTACAAAAATTACTTAGCACAATGAAAAATAAAAAAGATGCTATAGAAAAACGTCAACAAGAATACGACGATATTATTAATCGTCAAATAAAACAAGAAGACCAACTTAATTATATTAAGTCACTTCGTGAATTTGCTAACAGTGACCCAGAAATTCTTAAAGAACTTATTAATGACCCAGACTATAAAGGTCTAAAAAACTTTCTTAATATTGAAGTTCAAATTAACGAAAAAAACGCTCTTAAAGAATTACTATCAGCAGAAATTGGAATTACAAATTCATTTGGTGGACAACTTGGAAAAGATTTTACCACACCATTAAAATTTATGCTAGGAAGAAAGTTTCAACAAATTGCAGAAATTGTTGCAAGAGAAACAGAACCAGTTAAAATTGAACGTTTTTTTGGAAGAAAATTAGATTCAGAAATGGTTCAAGCACTTACTGCTGCCAAAACTTCAGATGAAGTACTTGGTGTATTCCTTGAGCATATGGGTGTTGAAGGAATTGACCCAAGAAATATTCGACATTCATTAAGTCTTGGAATACAAGCACAGTCTGGTAAGTTAGTTACCAATCCATTGGCGCGTCTTGTTGACCCAATAAGCCTTGCTCCTGTTCATTTTATGGAAACTGTAAGTAAAAGTTTTAATCGTTTTTATGTAAGAAATGTTACACTTCAACTTGGAGATTTAACTAAACTTAGTAATGGCGTAGAAGACTGGATTAGTTCTGCTTCCTTTGGAAAGTTCCTTGGCAAAGCACGCCAAGAAGAAATTATTAATATTACTAAAACAGCACTTTATAAAGCAACAACAAATCAAGAACGCGCTGTTGCTGTTGAAAAAGGAATTGGTCTTCTTGTTGGAGATATTGGAAAAAAACTTTCTCTTAAACCCGAAGAAATTGATAAACTTATTAATTTAACTAAAATCAGTGGTAAAGAAAAAAATATTCATACTGCATATAGCACAACTTCTGCTATCAATGATGCTAATCCAACAATAATTAAAGCAAATGGTATAGCAGTAAACTTGCCAGGAGGCATATTAGAACATCAAGTTCTTAATGATATGGTTAACCTGCCTGATAGCAAGGCAGTATTTGAGGCAATCAATAACTATACATTAAACTCAGCATTTGGAAGATATCGTCAAGTAAAAATACTTACTGAAGAATTAGGCGATATTTGGCGTACTGCTCAGTTGGTATTACGTGTTGCTTATGTATGGCGAAATATTGCAGAAATGCAAATGCGTCAAATGTTTTCTGGCCACTCCAGTATAATTAATCACCCTATATCTTTTATAGCAATGATGGTGGGTAACCCAGAAGGTGGCCCATTTAAAAAACTTGTAGCACGTGCTTCTAAATATCAATATAGTGCTATGGATGTTGCATTTAAAACCAAAGATGCAGAAATAGAACTTAGTGATGGTATTCGTGGGTCTATGGCACAAATGGCAAGAGGTCATTCTGTATCTGATATGCGTAATGGAATTTCTAGGGAAACAAATAAATATTATGAAGTTGTTGGTTCTGAACATCCTAACTTTTTAGAAGGACTTGCTCACACAATTAATAGATTTAACTCAGATAAATTTGCTGGGCCAGTAGTTAGATTAATGAGAAGTGGCAATGAAGAAGGAAAACATTCTTTTGTCCAACATCTTATTGATGACTTTGATTCTCCTAACAGCATTTTAAAAGATTTTGCTACATCAGTATTTGAATCAAATACAGGACTTAGAGAACTGCTTCTAAAAGACCCAGCCCTAGGATTTGTTAAAGAAAACATTAGTGCTGAAGATTTATTTATCTATTTGTTTGATGCTAATCAAGGCGATACATATGCAGGACAGATTAAATCAATTATGGGTAGCGGAACTCAATCTAATTTAATTTTAGATTTGATTGCTGATGGAAAAGGTGTCCTTGAAAACAAAGGAAAATCTATTCAACTTAATGTTCCATACGCACAAAAAAACACCACTACTCTTGAAATGGCGCAATTAGAAAAAGAATTTACCGATAGATTAAAAAAGAATGTTTCTCCTGAAGACTTTACTGGTTCTAGCGTCATATCTCTTGTAAAAACAACAGAAAGAAACCTTAGCAAAAAAAATATTAATGCTGTTGCTGACTGGTTTTTTAGTGGATCAACCAAATTAGAAAGTAGATTTAATTTTGGTCCAGAATATCAAATGGCATATTGGGATTTTATTGGTGGATATGCGCGTATGCTTAATACTGATGAACTTAAAACTTTATCTAAAACTGCTCAAAAAACTTTAGCACCATTTGGAAGGGCTGGAAGTCTTCGTGTGCACCCAGTGCTTCGTGTAATAAATAAAGAAATTAAAAGACGCGAAAAAAGTCCTACTGATATTTTTGTTACTGGAACATCGTTGCGTACTATTGACTCTATGGCTTATAGAGAAGCAACTAAGTATGTTAAGAATTTATTTTACGATGCTGCTGCTCAGAATCAATGGGCTAATGCCTGGCGTTTAGTATTTCCATTTGCACAAGCACAATATAATACAATTAATAAATGGGGAGAGTTATTTTTGGCTAATCCAAAGCCAGCAATTCGTTTTGCTAAAGCATACAATGGATTAAATCAACAAGGTTCTAATGTTATTTATGATGCTACTGGCATGGTATATGACGACCAACAAGGATTTATATATCAAGATAATCCTACAGACCCAACCTCCCCCAAGAAATTTAAAATGCCAATAGTAGGAAGTGTGATGGGAGCACTTGCTGGTGGTGGAATGAACATGAGTGATGCCATGCAAGTAACAGCACCAGTTCAATCACTTAACTTAGCACTTGGGCAAGTAAATCCATTGCTTCCTGGTGTTGGTCCTGCTATTCAAGGTATATTTAGTGTTACTGGTAAAGTAAATGCTTTTGGCCCAGTAAATGATATTCTTAGAGATATTATCACTCCATTTGGAGCACCCAAAGGAATTGCAGATTTTATCTTTCCATCATGGATAAAGAAAACAGTTGTTGCTGCTATGGGTAATGATGTTGTTGGACTTCGTGGAGTAAAAGATTGGGCATCTTATCTTGCATCTAGTGGTAATTATGGTAATGGAGATAATCCATTAATAAATGATGCTGAGCGTACTCGCTTATTTAATGATGCTGAAAGAATAAGCAATAATATGGGTAAAATTATGGGTTTTTTTCAAAGCATATCTCCTGCAACCCCTTCTCAAGAAATACTTACCAAAATTAAAAGCCCTGACAATAAAGTAATGTTTATGACACTGACAATGTTACGTAAGTCTTATCAAGATATAGCACAACAAAATCCAGGAGACCACAATAAAACAGTTCGTTTATTTGCTGAAAAGTTTGGTGCAGATAACCTGCTTGTAACTTTTGGTGGAACAACAAGTGGTTCTCAAGGAACAACAGATGCTTGGACTTGGTTAAATAACAATCCTGAAGAAGCCGATAAATATGCGCGTTCTGGTGGAGATATTGTACCATTGTTTTTTCCTGGTGGAGAATACTCTCTTAAGTATTATAATTGGCAAAAACAAACTGGTGTTCGTACAGCATTAAATCCTTCTCAGTTAGAACATGAAGCAGAAAGTAGAGTCTATGCAATGCTTCTTAGCACAATATCAGACGAACAAATTGCCAATCATTATCCTAATTTTTGGTATGTAGAACAAGTTAATGCGTTAAATAAACGATTTGGTGGAAATAAACCAATGGAATTTATTACTACTGGTTCTGCAGATGAAAAAATTAGTGCTATTGCACTTGCTTTACAAGACCCAAAAATTCAACAATCCCCTGTATACAAACAAATTGCTGAATTTTATCCACAGTATCAAAAATTTCAAGACATATTAAATAAAGCAAACGTATCTAACTATTCACAAATAACATCAAAAGGTGGGTTAGCAACATTGATTCAAGGTGATTTAAAAACTTTAGCAACCAAATTAATGTTTGAAAACCCAGCATTTAGTCGTATGTATTATGGCGTATTCGCTGGAAAGATTGAGGGTTAATATGGTTAAGTCATTTCAAGGACTTTCAGCATCTTCCAACTACACACCTATGGCCATGACAGGGAATGCTGTAACATATACAGTCGCAGACCCTTGGGTAATATATACAAGTAGCACAGCCGATGCAATAGATAAAAGCATTGCTTTTAATACAATTAAATTAATGTTACAAAATCAACCTGCACCAGCAGGTTCTAATAGTATTAATTTACTTAATTATTTTCAAGAAAAAATACGCTCTAAGGGTGCTTCTCAAGATAAAACTCCTTACGGTATAATAGGTCCTGGTGATGCAAAAGCATTTATGGATATTGGACTTTCTGCTATTAGAAGTGGAATAGCACCTGTTGATTATTTAGACCAATGGGCAAAGTATAATACACCACCAGCACCCAAGGTAAGAGATACTTCTACAACATATAATAAGCAGGTTGCTACTGCACTACTTCTTAAAGATGAGGGCGAAGCACGGGTAGCATGGAATAATGCTTACTTTACAGCATATGGTATATATCCACCAGAAACTAGCAATGCAACATTTAAGAACGCCTGGAATGCTCAAGTAAAATCAGAAGCATCTACAGCATCAACTCAGTATACTACCTCTTATCAACCAATGTATGATACAAAAAGTAAAATAGTTATAGACCCTAAAACTAAAAAACAAAAAGTAGATGCTTTTGGAACTTTAGTATTTAGTAAACCTCTTTTAGATAAACTTGGAAAACCAAGTTATAATGTTGTAACTAACTCTACAGAAACAAAAACTGGCGACGGATTTACCGCAGAAGAACAACAACAATTTCTTGCTGATTATATTGTTAAAAATCACCCATCTACTACATGGGACATTAAAACACTTGGTGGTCAAGCAAAAAGCATGTATGACGATTTAATGTCAAGCATATCAGCAAACTATGGAAGCACTCAAGACCTATCTACCCTTGGACCTGTTATAGCAAAAGCGTTAGGTAATGCAGATACAAATGTGTCAGCAGAGATAATCAAGAAGTTTAAAGATGACCAACGCAAAGCAGCGGGTATCAAGTACATGAGTCTAGCAGATTATACCAATGCTGGAGAAGATGCTAACAAATATGTTGTACCGCTTATTAAATCAGCATCTAATTTTCTTGAATCAGATATAACAATTAATGACCCATTGATAAAAAAGTTTCTTAATTTTCAAGGTTCTGATGGAAAGTACAGACTTCCTAATGATTATGAAGTAGCATTAGAAATGAAAAAAGACCCACGTTATTTAAAAACAACTGGTGCTAAAAATGATGCTGTTAATGTGTTTCAATCTCTTAAAAACCAGTTAGGACAATAATGGCTTTTCAAGATTTATACCAAAATGCTGGAAGTACTGCCCCTTCAACAAAGTCTAACACCACTAAACCTGTTGTTACCCCAACTGTTGATACTTCATTTGTTAAAGTAAATCCTTCTGCTGAAGTCTTAACAACCGCATCAAAAAATGCCGCACCAGGGCAAACCGCTGAAGAGTATCTAGCATCTCGTAAAGGAGTAAACGCCCAAGGTTATTATGGTGATTCTTACGACCCAGTAGTTGCGTCAAGACACGCTGCTAATGTTGCTTTAGGTATATCAGATTATCAAGCAGACTTAAATTCTGGTTTAATAAATGCTGATGGAAGTTCAATGAATGCTGGTGAAAATAAAAGTAGTAATGTTATATCAGGGACAAATGTTAAATCTACAACAGGTCCAACAACAAGTACTGATGTATTAAAATCTATGCTTAAGGGTATGGGGTTTAATCCTAGTATTGTTGATTCTTCTACGTCTTATTTAACTAATTTACTTTCTGAAGGACTTGAATATGACAATGCGGTGTCAGTCTTTTTAAATAGCAAAGACTACACACTTAAGAATGGAACAAAAATAACATCTCCATTTTATGAAGCATACGGATATCTTAATGAAGGGCTTGTTAACGCAAAAAAGCCTGATGAATTATATAACTTTGTAGAAGGTGCAAAAGGAATTATAAGTAAATACGGTGCTTCAGAAAAGTTTCTTTCTTCTGATTCATTAAAAAAGTACGTAAAGAACAATGTTACTGTTACAGATATGGATGAACGTCTTAATGCTGCAAGACTTAAAGCAGTTAGTGCTGACCCATATCAGGTAGATGCCCTTATCAAATTAGGACATATTGGAAGTGCTGCTGACTTAACTGATTTTTACCTTGACCCAACAATTGGCAAGGAACAATTAGACCTTAATCGTTCAACTGGTGCATTTGCTGCAGAAGCATTGCGCCGTGCTGGTCAAGGTATTACCATGAATACAGAAAGTTCTAAGAAGTATGCTGCACAACTTAAGGCTCAGGGACTAAGCGAAGCGCAAATTGGTCAAGCCGCTGGAACAGCATACTCTAACATTGGAGAAACACTTCAACCAGAAGTTGGACTATCTAATATATTTGAGGGTAAGAATGCTGGAACTTCAGCAACTATTCAATCTGAACTTGAACAAGAACAAATTAATGGCTTAGCATCTGACCGCCGTAAGCGCCTTGCAGAGTTAGCAACACGCCAAATGCAAAGTTCTGCTGGAACATTTACTGGACGAATAGTCTCCTACACAAACTCAAATCCTGGCGGACAAATATAACTAGATTCCTACATGGACCCATCGGCCCGATGTAGCGTAAAAGACCGATAGTACGAACCGATTAAAATCCCCCATTTTAATTGCGGCGTGCGACAACTACTAATATAGGGAGAGGTTGCTATGAGCAACAACCGCGATATAAATACCGACTGGGAAGATGAAGACGATGACACGGACTTTAGTCCAACATCATTTGATTCGGATACAGACCTTGTAAAGAAACTCCGTAAGGCTAATCGCATACAGGAGAAGAAAATCAAGGACTTGGAAACCAACCTTGGAAGTCTTACCAAGACCCAGCGTGAGCGGATAATTAAAGACACATTCGCCCAAAAAGGTGTAAACGCAAAAATATCAGCATTCGTGCCTAGTGATTTAGAAGCATCAGAAGATGCAATCTCGGCGTGGCTGGAAGAATACGGTGACGTATTTGGTGTCCAGGCTCCACAAAAAACCGAACTTAGTCAAAAGGATATCGCAAGTTTGCGACAGATGGATTCTGTTACTAATAACGCTATTTCACCAGATAGGGCAGAGGATATACTTATGAGGATTGAGAATGCAACTTCTGCGGAAGAACTCAATTCAATTATTTATTCTCATCATCAATAAATTCATAGTAATTTCATAACTCACCTAGGAGGTGAACAACAATGGCTAATGCATATACATCGTCTACTGGCAATCTCGCTGGTACCGCTGGTGGTGCAGGTCTCGTCCAAAAGGCGTATGACCGACTATTAGACTTTGCGTTGCGTTCAGAGCCTCTAATTCGTAGTGTCGCCGACAAGCGCCCTGCTAAATTGGCAAACCCTGGCTCAACCGTAATTCTACAACTATACGCAGATTTGTCTGAACAGGCAACTGCACTCACCGAATCAACAGAGCGTGACTCTGTCCAGATTGGTGCTCCAACATCAGTTACTATTACTCTTGCTGAGTACGGTAACTCTGTCCTTGTTACACGTGCTTTGGAACTATTCA